CCAAACGCATTGACGGCTACCGACATTGCTGTGATCGGGTCGATCATTACCAAGGCACTCCAGCAGTAATCGCTGGTGCTTTGCTGTCTGCAATCTGTGCTGCAATGCTTGCCTCTACAGCGTCAGCGTCAACGTCAGCCTTTACCCACTCGATAACCTGAGCCTCTGTGATGTCAGCGTAGGCTGTGTAGCCATCAGCAGTGCTGTCAGGGGTAAAGCCGCAAGCGCCATAGCTGCTACCTGAGTGTTCTACTTCGCCTACTATTTCGCTATCGCTAGCTCGCCAGTGTGCTACTACAACACCATCATCAGTGTTGCGTTCTAGGGTTGAGATTGTCCAAATTACTGCCATTAGTTATTCTCCAATTGCGTTATTCTTGCTTCAAGTTCTTGTATTGCTTTGACAAGTACAGGCACTAATTCAGTGTACCTAACTGACATATACTCAGTGTCATCACCTGTTTTCTTTACTGGGTCAATAACTTCATCCAAAACACCAACTAAGTCTTGAGCCATTAAGCCTATCTTTTTCTTATCTTCAGTAGAGTCAACGTCTTTAAGTCTATACTTTACTGTCCTTAAATTGCTTAGACTTTCTACCGCATTCTCAACTGGCTCTACGTCATATTTAAGACGCTCATCAGAGAATGTACCCCAAGATGTTGCATTTGCATTTAGGTTTACGCCAGAACTTTCAGTACCAGAATAAATACGCACTCTTCTTGCTAACGAGTTTTGTCCCATATAGTAGGCAGTTGCGTCAAGCCAGTGGCTTGCGGTGTAGGTACTTGCCGCCCCGTCAATCCTAAAGTGGGGGCTTGCTTCTGACCCGTCTGTAGCTCGACTAAGATGCAAGCGAGCTTGTGGCGCAGTAGTGCCTATGGCGACATTGCCAGAGCCGTCTATGCGCATGCGTTCTGAGTTGTTAGTTGCAAACAGAGTTGGAGTGTTGTCGTAATTCCACATTGCTGTAGAGCTGCCTGTGTTCCAGAACCTCAACCCATCAGTTGCCCCTGTCCCTGTAGTGGTTGATATTATTTGTATTGAGCTACTACTGCCACCTGAAACAGTTAGTTCGTGTCTAGGCGATGTAGTACCAATACCCACATTGCCACCATTAGGTTGTACAAGTAGGTCATAAGTAGCTGTGTTTCCGTCAAATCTTTGTTGCTGTATATAGCCAGCACCAGAACCCAATGAACCAATCATAGTTCCGTACTGGTCGTTTTTGCCCACAGCTAAGTGAGATGAATCAGCACCTGCGGCAGGAACACTAGCACTTGTGTCAGCCATTATTGACAAAGGAGCACTAGGCGATGTAGTCCCTATGCCCACGTTCTCTGAAGAATCAATAGTAATTGCAGTGGCGTTGCCGTTGTCAACAATGCTTGTATTCAGCAACTCTCTGCTTACTTTTGTTAAAGCCATTGTTTTATTCCTCTAATGCCGCTATGCGGGTTTCTAATGTTTCAATGCGGGTCTGTGCTTCCTGAAGTGCCTTGATAGCCATCCACATCATCTGCTGTTCTTTAACGCCTTTACGCTCAGTGTTCTCATCTTTCTGATAAGCATCTATTGCTTCGGGGTTGGTCTGCTCAACATCTTGTGCAATTACACCATAATTCTTTGTGCTTTCATCTGCTTGGTGGTTGTAATGGAATGTCTTTAAAGACCAAGACTTCACTGAATCCCATTTAGATTCTAGTGGCTCAATGTTCTTCTTTTCACGCTCATCAGACAGATTTACATTATTGGCTTGGTAATTAATAACGCCACCAGTGTAGCCAACATAAAAGGTGTAGCCAGGGTTTGTTGTATTGTAAACATGGTAGGTGTTGCCAGCAGGGATGCTAGAGAAAGCACCACCATTAGGCCCCACTACAAACCCTCGTGTACTAGCAGAAGATGTAGTTTTTCCTACAATCAAAGCGCCAATGGAGTCTATGCGCATGCGTTCTGTGTTACTTGTCCAAAACGCCATTGGACTTGCTTCTCGATTTAACAGGTTTACTTGACGGCCAGCATTAGCCCCATTCATTATTATTTGGAAACCGTCAGCAGTAGTTGTGCCTGTGTCAGCGTTTGTTAAATGAATCCGAGCATCAGCGTTTGCTGTTGATTCATGCACTGATAACTCATAGTTAGGCGAACTAGTACCAATACCAACATTGCCACCTTGCGGATTTAGCAATAAGTCATAAGTAGCAGTAGCTAGATTATCTACAAAACCTGCTTGTATGTACGACCTATAGGGAGAAGTAGCTTGTGTGCCAAATAGCATACCATTGCCGCCAAGTCCTTCAACATTTAGGTTGGCATTTGCTTGGTTGATTGTGTCATTAGAAGAACCAAGAATATGTGCCTTAGAAGCTGGCAAACTAGTACCTATGCCTACTTTGCCAGCGGGGTCTATGCGCATGCGTTCTGTGCCAGCCGCATTGACCCAAGCAAACTCTGCTACGCTTGCTCCAGTTGTTGATTTGAAGAACATTCCCCAGTTTGCGTCAGCAGAAATAGTACCAGCACCAAAAGCTGAAGTAGAGCCATCAACACCCGCATAACTTAAAGAGTAAGCACTACTTGCCCTTACAATTCCGTTTGTATCTAAAGCCGTAGCTGGACTACCAGTCCCTATACCCACGCGATTGTTTGTTGAGTCAACGTAGAGGGTGTTGGTGTCAAAGTAGAAATCACCACTCGCAATCTTGGCAGGTGTAACTGAGCCATCTGCGGGTACAAGTAAAGCTGTGGGCGTTATAGTCATAACCTCTACAGCACTACCAGTTGGAGGAGCAGTGGAGAATGTTAAGGTTGTCCCACTGACGCTGTAAGTATCTTTGTTCTGGTAGACACCATCTATATAGACCTGAGTGTTATTCTCTACTGTAGGGTTTATAGATAAAGTAAGAGTGGTGTCGCTACCGTCACCTGTCATAGTGTCTATGTTTAGATTAGAACCGCCACCGCCACCGCCACCAATAGAACCCCATTCGCCATCGCTGTAGCCTTCAAACTCCTCAGTAGTAGAGTTGTAACGGAACATACCATTAGCAGGGCTACCGTCACGTTGGGCTGTAGTGCCGCTAGGGACTTTTACAGAGCCTGTGCCGCTTAGTGTTAGGTTGACAAATGCAGGGCTGTCAGTAGTGGCTACGCCTTGATCTAATGCTTTAACAGATGCTTCGCTAGTCAACTCGCTGTCCATCAGCGCACCAGCGGCTGTGACGTTAGCTGTGTCTGTAACGTCTGCACTGGCCTCTATGCCATCTAGCTTAGTGTTATCAGCAGAAGTAAAGTTTATTTCAGTTAGCCCACCATCCCCAACACTGTATGTTGTGTTAGTGCTAGTAATTGTAAAGTTCGGATAAGTTCCTGAGATGCTGGTAGCGCCAGCGCCAGTCAACACAACCGTCTGATCCGGTGCCGTGTTGGCAAACTCTGTGCCTGTCAGGCTGAGCCCAGATCCAGCAGTGTAAGTCGTATTAGAATCATCGGTCCAGATAGCGTTAGCGCCTGCACCCTGAGACTTTAAAACCTGCCCTGCTGTACCAGTAGACCCGCCAAAACTAGCAGTCCCGGTAAAGGAGGCATTCTGGAGGTTCGCAGAGCCGCTTAAAAGCCCATCTAAGGCAGTTAAGTTAGAATTGAGCTTGGTACCCCACGTTCCGTCAGAACCGTCTATTTCGGGCAATACAAAGCTATATACGGGGGTAGTAGTGTCGGCCATTACAGTGCAGTCCTTTTCCAGCGATAAACAACGACATATGGCTGTAGGTTGTTGTGAGCAGCGTCACTGCCTGCAGTAGAGGTTGTGATCGTTGATGAAACGGAAAGCTGGCCACCTCCCGTTCTGTTTACAGAGCTACTCGTTAGGGCCATAGCAGTAAGAGTGTGATTATGAGAGGGCATCTCGGCTTCTGTCAGCGTATGCGTTTTAGATCCGCCAGTTTCACCATTTCCGTTAAACTCAGACTGAGAGCTGTCTTGGCCAACCGTTACCCGCCCGTTGCCAAACCTTGCCCAAGTGCCGCGACTAAACGTGGTGCCCGGATTCTCCGAGCTTGTAGTTTCGTACAGGCAACCTACCGGATAAATGAGGTCTATAATTTGATTGTTGGTTATTCCACCTGATGTTGCAATCGAGACATTACCCGAGCCATCAATGCTAGTGCTGCCGGTAATAGTCCCTGTCAGAGAGATAGTGCGAGCAGTAGCCCATTTTGTTGCGGTGTCTGCGTTGCCAGTTACGTTACCAGCTACATTACCTGTCACATTGCCCGTGAGAGCTCCTGTAACGCCACCAGAGGCCGATACGGTAGTAAAGGCACCCGTTGATGCAGCATTAGCGCCAATCGCTGTACCGTCAATTGAGCCGCTGTTTATATCAATGCCAGTAACCGGCTGATCGCCACCTAAAAGGTCATCCAGCTTTTCTGTGTTGGCGTTTAGATCTCCGCCCCAAGTATTGAGGTTTGCCCCAACCGTTGGTACTGCAAAAGAGTAGTTTGTTGTAGCCATTTAATTTGTCCTCAAGTCCTAGTATCTTGCCAGTCTGCATCTGACGCTGTTTGATCTGTCCACACTGCCGGGTTAAGTGATGCATCTTGCCACGTTGCCGGGTTCAATGGTGTTGTATCCCAGATGTTGATTAGGTTAGCCGTCATCAGCGACTGTGTAACCGAGTCAGCAAATATTCTTACAAGCTTGCGCAAAAACATTGTTGTGGCGCTAGAGCTGCTAGAGGCCAAGTACATATTGGGCGAGCCCTCAGTGCCATATACCCCGTAGCTGTAATAAAACTGCCCGTACTTCATGTCAGAGTCACATCTATATCGCCTATCGAGAAGCGAATAATATCACCAGTGACAATATCTCTACTTGTTTGCAAGCCGGTTGAAATCAACATATTTCCGCCACTTATAGCGTCATGGATCGCAGCATAGTTGACAATGCCCCAGTCTGAGCCAGCGCTGTATTCCACGTTATTTGTGTTAGTGCCTGCCGAGGCCGTCACAGAAAAAGACGCGGATTGGCGAGCATACCCGGTCCCGGTAGTTTCGGTCCCGCCATTTAGCGGATCTCCTGCATATAAAGCCACATAGACCGTGGTAGGCGAGGCATATGCCGTATTGGTCAAAACATGGCCCAGCAGTTTATTCTCTAGATAGGGGGTGAAGCTCATTGCATTCTCCAGTAATTTGCAGACCTGCTTGTATCGAGGCCCTTAACGCGCATTCCTAGACCTGTGCCTGAGTATTTAGCGCTGTCTGACTCCTCATTCAGTCTCTTGACCGCTGCACTGTACAATTGTGCCCATACAGCCACCCTAGCGTCTTCTGCAAGGTAAGGGGCCGAGTGGAGAAGGCTACCATATAGGTAAACGTCAGGTGCCGTAGACATCAACCAGTTGGTTGTAGCGGTGTCTGACAGTGCGGGTATTTTCTGCAGGTAAACCAACTCTGTGCTGGCATTGCTATCAGGTGAGGGGAATACCTCAAACTGGTCCTCAATGTGTCGATAGAACCGGGGCTCACCAGCAACATTGTCACTGCTGGCTCTGCGCTCATCCATTGCTGCTGTGCTTAGAAACTGCAGGGGTCTGGTGCCATTACCCAGTATGGTAAAGCGGATAGTCTCCACCCAATCGCTGGGACGGGTCAGGTACTGATCGTTCAGGGTAGCCGTTGCCCGGTTCTCCATCTGCCAGTGACGCACATCACGGGCCATCTGAGCCTCTGCTAGACTGATAAATGTCGGTATTACTGCGGTCAGGTCTTGGCGGTTAAGAAAGTCCGCCATACTGGCCTTCAGCTCTGTGTAATTTGTTAGTGCCATTATCTACTCCGATTATTGGCCGATTTTAACATTTTTTACTGCAATAGTCCGATTGGTTTACTGTTAGGTAAGCCTTCAGGCATCACCAGCTCGCCCTCTAAAGGGTTTAGCCGCCCCAGTATGCCCGGTCCACCCGGCTCACCTACAATGCGCTTACCGCCCTGCAATGCAGCTTTACCAGCGCCCAAGCCATATGCGGAAAGCACCAATGTTGCAGCGTAGGGTAATCGTGGCGTGACAGAATCTTGAAAAGACTGAGGCGTGGCCGTATACGCAGCCACAACGTCCTGTACTGTCTTGTCAACTTTGTCGTTAATACTGCGCCCGGAATCGCCCTTCCATGCAAATGCCTCTTTGAGCTCTGGTACTACATACTTCTCAAGGCCAGCAGCAATTGCACCTGTGACATCTTCATACGCCTCGGACGGCTTGCCAAACACAGAATCAGAGCCAGACACCTTCTCGTAAAATCCAGAGTCAGGAGAAAACAGGCTGCCAGTTGCGCCCACAATAACCTTGGCCAGATCTTCAGCGCCTCGCATAGCAAACTCAGTGCCAAGCTGTAAGGTGCCGGGACGATCAACGTCAAGCAGTTTGCGCGTAGTGTCTTTAAGCTTGATAGCTTCCCTGCGGCTCTTGAGCGCATCGCCATATTTTGCGAGCTGTTGTGATCTGGCATTCTGAGCCATCATTTGATTGATGATCCCACCATCTGCGGTTTGCTGCATTCTGGAAAAGTCATCATCAAGGCTGGAGGCGTCTGACCGGAAGTTAGGAAGGTCTAAGAGCGCAAGCTCATTAGTCAGCTCATCGTCACTGCCAGCCCTAAAGATCTGCTGGCTTGTAGGCTCAAATGCATCCTCTGAGTAATACGGAGATGTATCCCGCAATCCCAAGTCTGCAAAAGTCTGATCCCTGTATTCAACATTTCTTGCCTCAACCTCGCCCATCAAACTTCGGTACATTCCGTAGGGAGAGCGTGCTCCAGCCTCGCCTACTGTCTCAGCATTGAACCTGTCAGCAATTTGCTTTTCGACCTTTAGGCGCTCTAGCTCATTTAGCTCCTTGATCGACATAGAGCCCTGACCCACTTCGTTACTTTTTGCTTCAAGCTCTTGTAGTCTTTTGCTTCCAGCCGGAGTTAGTCCAACACCATCATAAAACGCATCCCTGATTCTTTCTTCTTTTTCAAAGCTGCGAGCAGAGCCCCCAGACGCAAAGCCTTCGCGGTCCTGTATGGCGTGCTGCAGCTCATGCAAGACGGTTGCTCTTTGCTCAGCCGGTGAGCTCTTGCCGCTGATAACAATCATTTCAGGTGACCACTCTTCATTAGAGTTAAAATGGCCCTCTTTGTGAAACCCTTGGTCTGCTGGCATATTTCTGTCAACAATAAACTCGATGTCACCTAAAGGCCCGTAAGTGCCCCTAGATCTATACTCTTCAATCTCACCATCCATATCCCTAACGGTGGGTTTTCTGCCGCCTTTCTCATATTGAGACAGCAATTCTGGGTCATCAACAATGTCAGCAATAGTCCCAGTGTAATACTGCCTTCCCTCTTCAATTTGAGGGATGTTAATTTTTGTCTTCGTGTTAGGCAGCTCTGTTTTCCACTGTCCGTCAGTCCCAAGCTCCCATCCGGTACGCTGCCAGATACGGGCACGATCCATGCCCTCGTTTGACATCTTCTTGGCCATCCCCAGAAGGTCTTGCCGTCCAGCACCAAGTTTGGATAGAGACCCTACGATGCTCGCATCGCTCTCTTCACTAGCGCCTAGCAAACCTGTGCCTAGTGCAACAGATGTGCCACCGGCCAGCAGGTTGCGGCTAGATGGGTCTTTAACCTGTGCGCTAGGGGACCTGCTTAGCTTGACCACCTTAACTGCGCTGCCTGCTGAGATGTCTTTTGCTGGTACAATCTCTACACTAAACCCGTCACCCAGCACGCCCTGCACATACTCCTGCAGCTCAGGCCGAGTAAAGCCTTTTTGATATGATCCCCGGCTGGTTACGAATGCTCCACTCTCGTCTTGCGGTGTTGCTGTCTTAGATTTCTTGAGCTCGTTGACAGCGCTTGCTGATCTAGTCTGTATTACAGCCATGCCGCCATCTTGCAGTGCATCGCCAATGTTAAGCACAGCCATGTCTCGCGGCCTAAACACCTGCCCATCAATGACATCAGTAGGCGGGATGACGTTGAGCACGTTGGTGCTTACAATTTGACCATATGAGCCTCTAGGTATGTCTTGGCCAGAGGTATAGGTAGGGGTGAACCCCTCGCCAGCAAATGGCTCAAATGTCTCATCAAAGCCCATAGCCTTTGCATTAATGCCATGCCCTGCACCGTAATCTAATGACTTGCCGCTGGCTCCCTGATTCTTGAGATAGGCTGCGGCTGACTTGGCGGTGTTGACAGTGTTGGCTCGCTGCGTAGTCTTTGCGTCTGCTGCTACTACCTTTTTGGCAGTATCGACTACACCAGCCTCAACCTCTTGGCCGGAGTAACCCATGCCAACTGCACCAGCTAAAGCGCCTAACCCAACGGCAATGGGAGATCTAACCTTCTTACCCTTGGCGCCTTGCTCGTCCACCAAGTCTTGAGTGATTAGACCACCAAATATTCCGGTTTGCATGGCTCTACCGGGAGAGGTTCGGGTTGATAGATAATCAATGCCGGGGGGCCCCTCCCTGAATGTGCCGTCCTTCTTCACAGCCCTTGCAAGCCTATTTGGGTTGAGATCCATGGCTGTCACATCAGTATCCAGCGTACCCAGATAGCTCCCTGCAATTGCATCAGGGTAGGTAGCGTTGCCTTGGCCAGATAGTATTCCGCCCTCTAAGTCCATAACCCCAACATTCTTAAACCCGCCAACATTTGGCAGCAACTGAGTTTGATCTGACACCGCTAGTCTAGCTTGAGGCAGGGATATGCCCCCAAGATTCCTAAACTCCGTGTCCATCATGGATTTGATGCTCTTGCGGCCCTTATCATTTACCTGTCCAAACTGCACCAAACTATAAGGGTCCTCTACTCCTACAAAGTCAGGTATCAATAGCTCGATCTTTTTGTTGAGTTGGCTGCGATTGTTTGCAGGCATATTGCGCCCCGCCCATGACATCATGGTCTGTCCAGTCATATGGGCAAAGTCGCCCCCGGTAGGAGCCATCTGGAAGGGCATGTGAACCGGAGCTTGGCCGTACAAATTAAAGAGCTCATCGCCTGCTGTTTTAAGATCTGCAATTGGGGATACGCCAGAGGCCCACAGTTGATTGTTCTCACGCATATAGTCTTGGCCGCCTGTCAGCCTGATTGGATGCGCTAAGGGAACGTCACCAATACCCTCAAGAATGCCGCCTGCAGCCGTTAGGTCAGACATTGACGTTAAGAAAGGCCTGCCTACCAAGTCTTGCAGGGTTATTGGATTTACAGGCTGTAGCGTCCCAGTTGGGGCCACATTTGGTCTAAACTCAAGGGGATCTTTTACCCGGTACTCGGTAGTCTTTCCGGGATGGAATCTGGGGTCAAACTCTGAGCGATTGTACGTTAGCTCATCCAGAATTTTAGGGATATTATTTAGGATGCCATCCATACGGGTAGGTTTGTTGGGATCTCTTGCCATCGTGCCTGCTCAGGTTGTCCGTGAATGAGGCCGATTATACCACGTTTTAAACGATTCCCTGAAGGTTCCTTCTGATAGGGTCACCCCAGTCATTAAAGGGCCTGTAACCGACTGCTAGGTAGCGGAATGCGTCTGCACAGTGTGATGTCCAATCGTGTAGCGGTTTGCCACGCCAGACCATGTTCTTGTCGTCATAGTCCCTGCGGTACTGCCTGAGAGCATCTACGCCACGCTCGCACTTCTTGAGATCGAACCAGCAGCGGCTAATCATGGTCCTAGCTGCCTGTATCCCGTCATCCACCCCCAGTTGAGGGGCAATGGTTACCGGGCGTACTGCCAAGGTATCGAGGGTCTCCAGCCGTGACTTGCCTGTGCCCATCTCCCGGACCCGGACATCATGCGGCAGGATATGGCTCTCGTAATGGTAGCCCTTCTCAGCTAATACTCTTGCGTAGTGATCCAGACCCACGCCACTGCACTCATAGTAGTCAATAAGGCGCACCTCTTGCCCCACCATCTGCGCAAACCATATGGCAGTGCTATCGCCTACCCCAAGATCCCAAGCCGTTACAACGCCAACAGAGCGCTCGTATGGCACCTCACCAAGACGGCCTTCGTTGTTAACTGCACGCATTTCTTCAGCATAGAACGCACCATCAGCATGGATCAGCATGTCGCCATTCCAGATATGGTCATACAGTTCTGGGCGCTTAGCCTTGTCATCCTTGCGCTCTTTGTCCAGCACATCAGGGAAGTAGGGATTGTTCTCCCAGTTCATCTGGATGATCTTGCTGTCCTCTGGAGGGTCTAGCCTGAATCGCCTGTGCGTAGCTGAGCGCTTTGTTTCTGGATTCCACGTTACCCAGATCTCTGAGTCCTCTTCCCGGACAGTTGGTATTAGCTTCTGCCATGCGCTGTCAGACACTCCCTCAGCCTCGTCTACCCACGCTAGAATGATCCTAGCCTTTGACTTGATGCTGTCGAGGTTTCGCCTTAGACCGGCAAAGACATAGTTAATACGGCCATCACGGGACCTGACAAACTTCTCACCAATCTCGTAATACGCATTGAGCCAATCCACGCTGCGGATAGCTGACTTTATCTCTTCAAGGCTAGACTCATCCAGAGAGTTGAGGTGCTCACGGGCACAGAGGATCTGGCCACTCTTTCCTGCCATCCCCCACTGGTAACCACGCACTGCAGTCATCAGGGCAAAGGATCTGGTCTTGCCTGAACCACGGCCTCCAAAGGCTCCCCGGTATCTGGCGGACCCTTCAAAGATCGAGACTATCTTGGGTGGTAGGCGTATCTCAGCCTTAGTGCATTTTTGGGTCATCAGGGAAGGGCTCAGCGACCAAGGTCACATGGGTAGGCTGCATGGAATTGTCACTGCTCACATGGTCAACCTGCGACTTGTCCCCGTACTTTCTGGGAGACATCCGGGCAACCTTCCACTTGCGGGAGTCTACTCGGAGCTTGGCGCGTTGGATCGCATTGCTGTCAGCGTCTTCGGATAGCTCATCTGCAATGTCTACAATCTCATCAGCGTAAAAGTCAGCCTGACAATCCCGAGCTCTCGCGTACTGCTCCGAAAAGTCTTTCTTGTCACTGTCCGTTACCCACTTCATTAACGTGCTGAGTGCTGGCATTGAGTCATCACGACAGATCTGCCGGGCGCTCTCGCCCAAGGCTAATCTTCTGCAAATGGTGCTCGCTAGTTCATCATTAAATATTGTTGGTCTCATTCTTCACATATACAAGGGCTCTGGAAGCATCTACAGGCCCTCTCCAGTCGTTGTCTACTTAGGTGTATCACATCATCAAGCAGTAACTGATCGCGGTCATACAGCGCCTGAGCTAAGTCCTGCACCAGCTCAAGGTCCGCATCGTTAAGGTCACTGCCAATGATAAATTTGCTCATGGCTCGATTATAACACTATTGGTCATCTTGTATCTGCTCGGACCAGCTAACCTCTACTGGCGCCCCCAGATGGCAGGCAGGGCAGAGTCCATATGCTGTGTCCTCCTCCTCGCTCAACCAATACTGCAGCCCGGTGCCACAGTCATCACAGAACGCTCTGGTTAAGGTCATGCCTGACGTTGGTTTATCCGGCTTATTTAACCAGTGGATCTTTGCCATTAGTCGTATACCTCGTCACTATATTGGTAATGTAACAGCAGCTCGCAGTAGTGCATGGCCTTCTTGACGTCCTCTGCTCCGTTCTTACCCTTGTGCCGGGTGATGTACTTAATCACGTTGCCCTGAAAATAGTCAAGCTCATTCGCTGCAATATACTCTATGGGCTGGATGGCCAACTTGTAGTGGCTGCCACCCTCCTGCTTATCCAGTGCGCTCATCTTCATCCTCCATATATGTCCTAGCTAGGTAGTCTAGGCTGATAGGCATCTCGTCAAACTCACCGTCCTGCACCTCGTTAAGCATCCAGATACCACGCCAGCTATTGTTAGTCTGGTAGTTGAGGTACTCCTCAGCGTGCGTGTAAAAGATCCCTGCGAATATCCCGGTCAATCTCTTGCCATCGGCCCTCTTGTTGAAGGCTATCGCCCGGTCCTGAACGTGGCCCATCACGGTGGACATATGGAGCTTTTTAAGCATGAGGTCAGGGCTCGATACAGGGCGCCCCATCACACCTGAGCAGTGGTAGTGGGCGTAACAAACGCCATCAATCACTACGGGTTTGAGGAAGTCATGCACCTCCCAGCCCATCTCCTTTAGCTGCAGATCGTCATAGCTCATTAGGCCCTCTAGCTTAACGTCAGCATCCAAAGCTCTCTCTATGCGGTACTCATGGTTGCCAATGGTAAACACCAGCCGAGGGTTCCATTGTTTCTTCTTGTCGTGCTTTAGTTTGGCCTGCTCCTCCCTGATGGGGTCTAGGAAGGCTCTCATTGCGTTTATACCGGCGTTAACGTCCTCGACATACCTGCGCCCCTCAAAAGACTTGCTGCCCTTAGCATCGTGGCTGGACAGCGAGGGGAAGTCCCAGTGGTCACCTATGTGAACAATAACGTCTGGTTTTGTTTTGGCGGCATACATTCCTGCCCAGCGGAGGTGGTCCCACGACTGACCCGGCTTTGTCTGGGTGTCTGGTATGACCATGTGGCGAGGCAATGGCTTGCCTTTTCTGCGTTTGAATAAATCTCGTAGGTAATCGAACATTGGGGTAGCCCTCCGTGGCTGTATTGTACACCAGTTGATCACTGGCGCAATGGGGCTGTATCTGCCTCCAGTATGGCTTCGATAGCCAGCTTTTGCTGCGGGGTAACCCAGAGGTGCAGCTCGGTCATGCCCTCGTTATTTCTGCGCTCTCGCATCTCTCGCATGATCTGGGCCTTTGGCTTTGGGCCGCTGTTAAACACTGCGTCAAAGTTTTTGCTAAAGGTCTCCCGGTCAGGGAGGGGTCTTGCTGCTGATCCCTTACCCATTTGGCACCTCCAGAGAGTATTCAGCAACCATGCACTTCTCATCAAACTGGTTGTAAACCGGGACCTGAGTGGAAGTGATTTTGTGGCCCATGCAGCGCAGGTCATATACCCTTGCTGCCAGCCTGCTAATGCCTAGCTCCTGCCAAGCGTTTAGGGTGGTCAGAGCACCACCCCCCTCAAGAAACTCAATCACGCGATCATTCTGACTTAAATTTTTCATACATCCTCCGGTTAAATAACATCACAGCCGTGGCTCTCTTCAAGACCTTGGGCCTCAAAGAGTTTGTCACGGAGAGTAGCCTCAAGCTCAAGATAGATAAGCTCCTTATACATATCTCCAAAGCCAATGCGCTCATTGCTAATAAAATCAACAGCATTAGCACACACAGTTTGAAAATCACCCAGAGCCGCACAGTGATTGAAGACATCTTCATTGCCCTCCACAGTGATGTCGTGCTTTACGCTGTAAACATCACGCCAGTAGTTGATGATTTTTTCAAAGTTCTCAGTGTCTTCGTAGAGCACTCTTATCCATGTCTTCTTCAGATCATGCAGCGCTTCAGGAAGAAAGTCCTCAATCCAGCTAGGCTTTGCCTGAAACCAGCTAAACACTGCCAGATCCTTCAACTCATCTGACAGGCTCATCAGGTCATTATCCCAATCAGCCGGTGCCTGTGCAATTACGTTTTCAAAAATATCTTTCATGTCTTTCCCCTTAAATGTTGGTTTTGATAACGTCAACCGCGCTATCGAGATTAGCGAAATACAGAGCCTCTTCGAGAGCACCTACGCCAGCAGACATAACATGTGACCGCACAAAATACTGCACAGTCTCATCGCTGTCTGCCAGCAGCCTCTCGGCCATTAGCTGCTCGATAATTTTTACATCTACATCCAGAGTCATTTCAATTTTGATTTTCATGTTTTTCCCCTTACTTATTGCGTTAGTGAGGCTTCATGGTAATACAGTAACGGTTACCATGCAACCCCCCTAAGCAAAATAATTTTACCAGTCCAAACTGCAGGCCATCATGGTCCCGGCATCTTGGTTCTCAAGGTAGAACCCATGCTTCTCCACCAGCTTCTGCAGCTTTGGGTGGAACCCGGTAGGATGCCACTCCTGCCAGAAGTCGTGCAGCGGCATTCCATCAGGGGCACACTCGCCCTCGCAACGGAACCAAATGCGGTGCTTATCGACCTTTTCTTCGCCAGTCCATTCATCGTAGGTCACCGCGTTAGCCTTTGGAAACGCCTTGTTGATGTGCTTGCATAAAGTGATTGCTTTCATATGTTTCCCCTTAGTTGCCCCCCGGAGGGGGCGGTTAGATTAAAGTTCTACAGCCCAAGACTCAGTAGCGTCATAGTTAATGTCAAAGTCTTCGTGATACATATCTATGTGGCTGTGTGCATCGTACTGACCGCGAATGTGAAACTCTGTTCCTTCTGGATAATCATCATCCTTAAATCGGTTGATTTCTTTTAGAGTGATCGCGCCATTTCCAAGCGCATTGTTGATCTCAGTATCGTTATGCTCCGCGATCAGTGCCCAACCACCACAGCGTACAATTGGGTAGCCTTTATAGCCCTCTACGCTCTCACGACACTCTGCTCTTGCTAGTTTAATTTCTTGTAATTTAGTCATTTTGTTTCCCCATACATATCTCGTTAGTGAGGTCACATTGTACACTAGTAACCGTTACTGTCTTAGAACCATTTTGCATATGGTTATAACTTTTTGGAATAACCAGGGAATTACCCTCCGGACAAAGTTTGGTGTTTTTTGTCCGCTACTTTTTCAGGGCAAAAAAAAGACCCCGCAAGTGCGAGGCCAAAGGGGAATCAATAAATTAGAAAGCGATAAAGTTACATTGCCGGGGAATTCCGACAACACCGTTAGTCTACTGGAAAAGAGGGATTAAGCAACAATAATTGATCCTCATTCGGAGGGATCTGCGCATCCTCGATTTTCTCCTGCACAATGTCTGCGATCTCCTCAATCTCAGCAAAGGCTCTGTCAGGGTTGGCGCCCTCAGAGATCACGCTGTCACACACTGTGAGTATTCTGTCCTGCAGGTCATCGAACCCGTTAGCTCTGCACAGCTCAATTAAGTTGCCGATAGTGATAGTCTTCATTTCAATCTCTCCGTATGGAATTTTATCTGTTCGTTGAAGTCATCCAGCAGATCACGATAATCTGCCGCGTACATTTTTTTAACCTTGCGCTTGTCCCGGTGCATCTCGTCCACAAAGTCTCTGCCAAAGTAGTCAATCATCCACAGGGTGTACTCGCTCTCTGCAGAGCCGTAGCGCATACCAAAGCCGTTGCACCCCTTGCACTGTGGCCAGACATTGCACTCCTCTAAGCTCCAATAGCTGGAGCTCCCCTTGGGTATGTAGTGGCCGCCATCGCACTCTTTCCAGTGGACGTTCTTTCCGCAGCTCACGCAGCTACAGTAGCCGTTGTCATCTGCTGACTTCATCCTGCTGAGCTTCTGCAGTTTCTCAAGGCACTGAGCTCGTAATGTTTTTTTAGCCATAATTGTGAACCACCGAGCTCTCCCTGAGTACCGGGCCATCCTTGCTGGGGAACCCAACACTTACCACCCCATTAGTAATGGTGGCTATATTACTGTCTAGCTCCCGGTAAACCTTGCTCACCTGATCCCTCTCCAGATTGCTTGTTTTGCCCATTGTGTCTGGAAAAAGAGCAATTTGCAAAGCGGACCAAAGGGCCTTCACGCTGTCCTGCGTCCACTCAACCTCGATGCCGGGAACATCCCTGCCCTTAAATCTCACCTGAGAGGTGTAGCCTGCAGCGTTGAGCTCCTCTGCCAGCTCACGGCAATATTTGTGGATCGCGTTGTTTTGCGTGCCGGTTCTGGACCTGTTGGTTTTGCACACCACCTTGAGGTAGCGCTTTTCTTGCCAGAGATCACCAAGGTTCTTAAACAGGTTGATTAGGTCTAGCTCTGTATCGACAACGTAGTCTTTCATAATTTCACCCTCAAAAATTTATCCCGTAACTTGTCAGCTTTTGTCTCCAGCCGCATCTGGCACCTTGGCAAGGCCTTCTTGATCCCCAGCCTGTCTCGCCTTTTAGTGTTAACAGCAACGTACTCCTCTTTCTGTAGCAGGCAGTGGGGCTCACAGGCTGCGCGAAACTTTAGCCTTCCCTTTAAGGTTGCCCTGCCAATCCTGCCAGTCTTGCTATGGTCTCTGGTCCAGTTGCTGTACATGCTTATCGTGTACAGCTTACCGTCCTCAAAATACTCATGGTCCCCGGAAAACGGTACCCACTTAACCGCATTGTTTGTATTATTCTTCACCATTTTATTCCGCCCATGATCTATCAGTTAGTGATTGCTCCAGAGATTTACCCCTGATGCTGTCTGTCCCCTTGCCCTTGCTTGCGCGGTCCCTATCGCCCTTCTCCCAAGTCCTAACGCACGCCTGCCAATCCTTGACCGGGTTGCCACCCTTTGTCTTCCAGCCCCTTACCGAATAGTAGTCAACAAAATACTGTCCATCTATTCCGTTACCCCTAGAGTTACAATACTCCTGCACCTCTTCGTGTGTTGGGCGAACAGCCCCCCTCTTCTCTTTAGTATTAGTTTTATTATTCTCCTTTACTATTAAGGTAGAAGATTTGTTCGTGGGGGTATGGAAGTTTTCTTCGTGCCCCCCATGAAGATTTTTTCCACCCCCCATGAAGTTTTCTTCTAGGGGTGCTGCTTTATCGACTAGGTAGATGTGCCTGCGCTGCTGCTGGTTCTCGTCCAAAAAGCACTGCACGTTGATGTACCCGGCATCCTGCAGCTCAGAGATCCACTTGCTGATCGAGCGCTTTGTGACGTTATGACGTTTCTGGAAGTATTGATTGCCCGCCCAACAAAACCCCTCAGAGTTTGTCAGGCCAGAGATCTCACCAAAAAGTAACCGGGCGTTTGCCGAAAGGCTGTGGTCATAAAAGACGTTAGCCGGGATGATGGCGTATAGCGGCTTATTTTCCATACTCACCCCACTTGATAAACTGCGATAGGTTAACCCCAAATGACCCGGCCAGCAGGTTCAGAGTTGTGAGGGTTGGATTGCCTCTGCTCTTGAGGTTGCTAAGGGCCGCCTGTGACATGCCTGCAGCATCCGCTAGATCCTGATTGCGAGCATCATTCATTGTTAACCCGATTTCAATTGCCTGTTTTAAGTTGAACATTGTTTTGTACCTGTTAGTGAATGTCTGCGCATCCTATAGCACCTTTCAATTCATTGCAACAATTACGGCTACAAATTAATTTCATATTGTGTGTTGCAATCAAAAGTTAGATGTGTATACTGGGCGGACTAACCAAGGGGAACCATTATGAAATTAGTAGAAGGCAACACCATCACTATTAACGGCCACGACTGGCTTATAGATAACGTGTTAAACACAAACGATGCAGGCGAGACTTGCATACAAGTTAGGGCGCTCACCAAAAAGCGTTTTACTACTCGCAACCCGGATGGGTTTGTAGGTTGGCAAACGGCCCTTTGGGTGCGGGAGGACGCAACTCCTAGCCCTTTTGATGATTATGCTCAAGGTGAGTATGATTGCCTGCATGGCTATGATGCCTTGGCAGGAAGATCTGAGTGCTATTACAACGGCTTTGCCGATCAGTACGCGGCAGAGCAAATTGCAACTAACATATCTGAGTTGGGGAGACTACTATGAAAAACTGGGATCAAATCAGGGAGGAGCTCAAGGCTCCTTTCGCCACTAACGTGCTTAAATTTAGAGCCGGTGGTGGTGGTAAGCAGTTGGCGTACATTGATGCGCGTGCTGTTATGAAGCGTCTTGATGACGTTGTTGGTATGGAAAACTGGCAGTGTCACTATGAAGACCTGAGTGGCCGGGTTATCTGCAGGCTGTCCATCCGTGTTGACGGAGAGTGGATCACCAAGTGTGATGGCGCCGGGGACACCAAGATAGAGGGCGAGAAGGGCGGTATTTCAGACGCTCTTAAACGCGCTGCAGTATTATTTGGTGTAGGGCGTTACCTCTATTACTTGCCTGCAGGGACTACTGTCAACAACCTGCCAGCATGGGCGGTGCCACAATGAAATATACTGCTGAGGCTGGACACTGGTACACTCGCTCTGGTGAGCCTGCATATACCTATGAGACTGGTTGCGGGGAAACCAAAAAGACGACACTGAGAGAGGCCAGAAAACTTAATCTGGTCCCCTCGGTAACATCTATTCTGGGCATTGCTGATAAACCTGCATTGACCCATTGGAAAATTTTGCAGACCATTCAGGCCACCAAGGATGTCAGGCGCTCTGACTATGAGGATGAAGGGAGCCACCTAAAGGCCGTTCTAAGGGAATCTAAGCGCGTTGGCCGTGAGGCGGCAGAACGGGGCACCGAGATCCACGCAATGATTGAGAAGGGCTTTAGAGGCGGTTTAAAGGGCCCTGCGTATACTGCAGTAAGGGAGATTCTCGATATGCTGCACCCAAATGACACTTGGCGTGCGGAAGATAGCTTTTGTAGCAGACTGGGCTATGGTGGTAAGGTTGACCTTAGCTCATTGAGTGGCGTATTTGTGGATTTTAAAACCAAAGACAATTTGGCTGACAAAGAGGTCAGCAAGCTAGTGTATGATGAGCATGGCATGCAGTTGAGCGCCTATGCTGAAGGTATGCGCTTTTATAATCCTGAGAGAATTTCTATTTTTATTGATAGGGATGACCCTACTGTCGTTAAGCATTACGTTTGGGACCGTGATAGCCATGAAAGACACTTGGCCATGTTTAAGGCCTTGTTGACTTACTGGCAGCTTGCGAAAAACCACACCACTGAAACTGGAGAATAATATGAATGTTTTAATTTTTACTGGCAATTGCGGGGCAGATATGGAAGTGCGTCACACGCCAAATGGCAAAGTGATTGGTTCTGTACCTGTTGCGTGCAAATCAGGTTGGGGCGATAATGAAAAAACCACTTGGGTAACCTGCAAGGTGTTTGGTGAGAAGCGCGTACCAGCACTTTCCAACCTGCTCAAGAAGGGCGCACCCGTTACAGTACAGGGCGAGTTTTCGCTGGATACTTGGGAGCATGAAGGCAAAAACTACAGCAAGGCCTGCTTGGTGATCAACGACATCAAGGTCCACTCTGCAGGTCAGCAGGAAAGCCAAAAGCCAGCTCAAGTAGCGCCACCTGCAAACAATGTATTTGATGAATCAGACATCCCATTTTAGGAGGGAATATGACTACCAAGCAAAGAAAGAAAAAGATCAAAGAGGCCAACAAGGCGGCAGATAAAGCCATCCGTGACGCACAAATGCCGGGAGTATTGAAGTCCGTGAGAGACTTTGTGTACACTCCGCTGACGGTTAGCTATGGTCAGATGATACTAGCGTGCATGCTCATTATTGGTCTCATTTCTATCGCCAACTAATTTCCCCCTGACCGCCAGTATCCCCTTGCTGGTTAGTGACAGGATTAGCCCACCTGTGGTCACAACGGGCTGCATATTGCATATGCTTCTAAATCATTATCTTCCCCACGCATAGCTCTGTACAATCTCGCCTGAATCAATCAATGGAGGTAGTTGTGATACTTTACGGTATAGCGGTGGTGTTGTTAGGTTTATCGGCAATAGCAAAAGACGATTTAAAGGGCTCATTGTAGGGCCCTTTTTTGGTATAATCGGACCATGAAAAAGAAAGACAGCAAACTTACAAATGCAGGGGTCTCTGGCTACAACAAGCCAAAGCGCACCCCCGGCCATAAAACCAAAAGCCATGTTGTGGTTGCCAAGGAGGGTGGAAAGACAAAAACCATCCGGTTTGGCCAGCAGGGTGTCTCTGGGTCACCAAAGAGAAAAGGCGAATCCAAGTCAGATACTGCCAGACGCAAATCATTCAAAGCCCGGCACGCTGAAAACATCAAGAAGGGCAAGATGTCTGCAGCTTATTGGGCCTCAAAAACTAAGTGGTAAAAAACCTTACGAAACATTAGAGGATATTCTCATGCCAATGGTAGGAAAGAAGAAGTACCCGTACACCAAAGAGGGTAAAGCAGCCGCCAAAAAAGCAGCTAAAAAGTCAGGCAAAAAAGTAGTCAAGAAAAAGAAGCGCTACTAGTAAGGCCAAGACACGGGTGTAGTCTCCCGCATATCCACATGCACAAATGCCCGGTGGACACCGATCCCGGTAAACCCCAAGGCATATGCGTGCTTCTGTATTAGATACCTCTCATTGCCTCCTGAGACCGCTATGTCGCAAGCCAGCCCACTGCTATGCATTCCCGGACCATTGGCCTTAGATCGCTCTATAGAGTGCTCTGGGGACCTATATCCGCTGGTGATCGTAAAAGGGAATCCGCACGCCTCTCGCAAGTGGTCCAGCTTCAACAGGAAAGACTCCTGCATCTTATTCTCGCCAGTCTCTTGGCAATCAAACTCATCCACCGAAAAGTATTTTAAATCCACTAGAACGTCCCCTTCCAGACCCTAAACTTGTCAAACTCCCCAGAGAGCATTTTCTTCCGTATGATCTCCTTCCGGGCATCGGTGTCATCAAGGGCAACGCCTGCCTCTTTCATCCATTCCGTCACCATAAACATGGGTATCCTGCCAACCAGACGATTCTCCCCGGTTACCCCGGCACCAGAGTCACGGATGATCTTGCTCTGCTCCAATACTGGAGTGGTGTCATATTGACGCTGCACGGTAAAGTGCCTTCCGTCAGTGTCGTAATGGACCTTCTCTTTAAACTTGTCTTTCATTGCCTTCTCCACATAAATGGGTAGGTTGGAACACCTTTGCCCAAAAATTGATAATTTAGTTCCGACCACCCTAGTGATTAACGCTTGCAAAAAAAAGGAGGGCCGGAGCCCCCCTTAATTTTAACTTACTCTACTAAATTAGCTAGTAGTAAGGTCAGCTACGATACCGCTTGCAGCTTCGTTCTTAGAGCACAAAGTCAGCTCAGTAAGAATTTGACGCATGGTAGAGTCACCAGTCTTGGCCAGAGCAACGCTCTTGGTTGGACGGAGAACAGCTACGTTGAACATATCGTTCTGCAGGATGTAAACATCGCGTGAACGGTTCTCACGGCTAGGCATAAACTCTACAGTACCCCAAGGAGTAACGTAAACGTCCAGAGACTTAACCACTTTGCTGTCGCCAGCCTGAACAGTTGAACGCTGGTTGTTGTTACCAGTAAAGCCAAGGGCCTTGTTCATCTGGAAAGGAGACAGGTAAACACGGTCAGGATCGCCGCCGTTAGTCCAGATAGACTCCATTACAGCGTCAAACTTAGCCTGATCGAATACACGCTGAGTGCCGTCAGTACGCTTGTCGGTGCCATCTCCAGCAGGAGCTGCGCCGCCAGTGCCTTTTGACTCGTTAGTCTTTACCCAAGAACCTAGACCGGCCAGTTTACGGGCAACAGTAGCAGAGCCTGCAACGCGCTCTTGGTTCTCAAACAGAGCTTTTTCAATATCGAGCTTCTGCTCACGCGCTTCTTTAAGCATTTGGTAAGCCATTTCCTGCTTTCTGCCTGCTTTCTCAACGCCTTCTTCAGTGTCAGCAATGACGACTGCGTTCTTAAAGATCTGCGTGTAGTTGCCCAAACGGACAGTAGGAGTCACTGCACCAGCAGAAGTATCACCGCCTTCAATGTGAGCATTTACCGCTGAACTTCTCAGGGTATCTGTCTGCCACTCATGCAGAGTGTTAGTTGCTTTGGTCTTCTTACAAGCAGTGTACAGGGGAGTGTCATCAGGGGTCACAGAGTAGATCACATTGCTTAGGTCTTCTCGGATGCCCACTGCATCGTAAGTATCGAAAGTATTAGTTGGTTGTGCCATTTTAAAATTCCTTAATCAATTAATAAAGCTATGGCGTCCTCTACGGAGCCAGTGCGGTTCAAAGTTTCTCTTTGCTTTTTGCGCAAGGTCTTATTGCTTCCGGTTTTCTTGGCGCCAGCTTTCACGGGCCGCTTTCTGCGGTTTGCCGGGTCAGCCTTTACCTCTGCAGCTTTCTTACCACTCATCAGCTCTTGATATTTCATGGCATCGTGAAGCACCCGGATAGCCCGGTGATCCATAACCTGTCCTATCTCCGCTGGCTCATAGCCATACACGGACGAACCAACAGTCATCAACTTATCCCGGATCGCACCAGCTTTTTCACCATCAGCAAAATCTGGTAGTACCTTCTGCAAGGTAGCCAGTTCGTGCTGAACGTAAGCCTGCTGTGCGGCCTGAGTTGCCTCTGTCTGCTGCTGAGAAACAGCCTCCATTTGTTGCATCTGGGTGTTGTAACTAACCAGTTGCTCGTCATATTTCAGCTTAGCATCCATATAACCAATTGGGTCTGTCTCAAAAAGCTCTCTAGAGGGCTCTACCGGGGCAGTCTGTATCTGACCGCTTTGAGCTTGTGCATATACCTCTGCAATTTGCCTGCGCTCATGCAATAGGGCGTTGTAGACATCTTCAGTTGCCTTTCTGGCATCCGAGACCTCTTGCATACCCTTTTGGATGTACTTTTGACCACTGTATCCTCGCTTTAAATCGTCAAGGGTTACAGCCTCGCTCTTGCCGTCAACTTTGACGGTGAACATTTGCTGCTCTTGTTCGGTTTCCGCTTCTTCAGTGTCTTGCTCATCCTCATCGGAGTCTCCTACCTCCTCATCGTCATCTTCGGGCTCGTCTCCCTCTGACTCCGGTTGCTGCTCCTCCACATCCTCTGGTTCTTCTTCAACTTCTTCCGGGGTTTCTGGTTCAAGGAGAGACTCGACAGCCTCCTCTGAGATAGAATCCGTTTCAGTTGTAGCGCCCTCTTCTGGCTGTAACATTGCTGCAATGGCTCCCTCAATAGAGCCGTCTGTACTACCTAAAGTTTCAGTCGTTTCCACGGTACTAATCCTTCTGCTTTTTGTCGAAAATCGCCTCGTCTGTAAACACAGTGTTGAATTGAGCTTCGATCAAGTTAAGCGCCCTGATTATATCATGCGCGTCTTTAATAGTCTCTACTTGAGACTGGCTGTTCAGGAACACGCTGGTCTGCGCATCCCGAATGCTTTGCAAGATTTCCTGAAAGGTATCATCTCGCCATAGGTTTTTGGCCAGTGCGGCCTTATCCTTTATGTTCAAAATCTACCACCCGTTACAGCTTGTACGGGGGTGCTATCTGGGTATCTAGGGGCTGCCTGCTCCGCCTTAATTCTTGCGGTGTCTACTGCAGTGCCGTACTTGCCAAAGATCTCTGCAGCGTCTACCAGCAAGTCCTGATCCATCTGGTCACGGTCCCGGTCATCTGCCGCTATGGCCTTCTGTGCGTCTATCTGGAGCTTAGCCATGTCAGAGGCAGCCTTAGCCTGTGCCTTGATCTGTTCGGCCTGTACATACGCCTCTGGCTGCGTCAGGGCCTGTTGTTGCTGTGCTGCCTGTTGCTGCTGTTGCTGCAGAATCATCTGCTCCTGCTCGATAGTCATTGGTAGGAAGTAGCGCTCAGTGTTAGACAGGCCATTCATAGCCAGCATATCTCCAAGGGTGTTGCGGATCTGGGTCATGCCCACAATGCCGTTCTGGGGTCCGTATGCTTGGAAGACCTGCATTTGGATCTGTAGCGCTTGCTGTAGGGCTGCCTGTTTCTGGTCCTCTTGGCCTGTTCCCAGACCAACATTCACAGCAACGTCCATAGATCTATTCCATGACCGGGGATCGACTGGCTCATACTGACCGCCAGAGACTCGCATCATGGTAGCCTCATCGCAGTTTTCCACGGTAAGCTTCAGGAGCAGTTTAAACAGTTGGGTCATACCACCTTGGCCAAGGTTTCTGGCCATGATCTCAATCTGCTGGGCAGCACCCTGCATTGTGGCATTCACTGCAGTAGCCGTTCTGGCCTGCAACGCTTCCGGGTTCAATCCCAGACTTGCCTTAGAGATTCCAACCTTGTTCTCGATCTCCTGATCGTAATACTGGATAGCAGACAGTGTCTGTCCAGCAACAAATGGAACGGTCTGGGCCGTAATGGCGCCAGCCTGCTTTGTTCTGATAATCCCGCCAATCTCGTTATTGAGCAGGTCATCGACATTCACCATGCCATCGACAATCTCGGTCCGGGGGTTGTTGGTCAGGGCAATGTTATCTAGCACGCCTCTGAGCAACGCTGTGGCGCTGTCTTGGTCATTAATGATTAGGTCAGCCACTGAGGTGCCATAGAACGTATGGGGCTCAGGATCGACCTCAAACACGGCAAACGGCATATGGCCCCACTCTTCGTAGGACAATAGCTTGTAGTTGTCTCCACCCATTGTCAGCTTGTACTGCTGCGCGATCCCAGTGCCGTCCACATCAATCTTCATGTACAGCTCGGTGATCAATACGTTGCGCATAGACGGGTCTTGGCTCTCTGACTCGTTATACTGATCTAGGTAGCCAGTGCGCTCAAAGTCTTCCATATCTGAAATGGTGCTGTCAGTGCCTGAGTCAGCCAGCTCGCTAACCTCATCAAAGTCGTAGCCCATCTCTACTAGCTCGCCAACCCGGACATCGGTCCTGTGAGCAACGGCATATGCGTCCTCTAGGTTTCTGGCGTTGGAGTCTACAAAAAACTCTTCCGGTGGTACGCTCTCCATCTTGAGATCGCCCATCTCCTTGGTGCGCATAATCTTGAGATCATGCCGGGGAGACTCAACCTCTAGGCCAGATGGGTCCAGCTCGATATTAATCTTGGTGGTGTGCTCAATTACCTCAACACCCTCATCGTTAACAATGGCAGTAAACTCCATGTCATTGAGGTTGTCGAAAGTGTAGGTCTCAGCATCATAGCTGGTGTCCCAGTATGCCTTCACAATGCCGTTCTTTTTTAGCAGGGCATCGTGGAAAGCATCATAGATAACCCTGTAGCCGTTCAGCTCATTAAACTTGTAATTGATGTACTTGGTTGCCTGCTCTGCAAACTTTACATCTTCCGGTCCACGCGGAACATACTCCACCGCCCGGTCAGTCTGCAAAAATACCCGCATTAGGCTGGGCTTGATAGATCGTATGGCATCACGCACCTTGGTGGCAACAACAGAGGATCTGCCCTCTTCCTGACCAATGTCTACATGGCCATCGTAGTACCGCTGAGACTTCAGTCGATCAAATGCGATCTCTGACTCTACAAAGTCAACACAGTCCTCGATAGCGTTCTGTGCAATGCCCTCAATCTCATCTCTGTCTAATGGTTTTAGTTCCATTTATTGTAGCCTCTGTTCTTTATCTTCAAGCAGTCCTGCCTGATACAGTGCATTATATACCTCTGGGGTGCGATACGGGGCTGTGATTTGTGCGGCTTTATTGCCTCCAAACTGCTGAAGACCTCCCATCGCCTTACCTAAAGCGTGTGAAACCTCGCCAGCCACTCTGGGAGAAGATGCCGCACCCATCAACACTGCTTGCGGCAATTGTCCTGTAAGCGCCATGCTTGATGTTAGCGCTGGCTGAGTAGCAGACTGCAATCCCCTCGGCATCACTGTAGACATTGTTTGCCCAGCAACGGCAGGAATTATTTGTCCGCCAGACGCCTCATCGAGAATCTGGCCAAGGCGCAGGCGCTCTCCATAGTTAGTGTTTACGTTGTTGCGCATCAAAGACGTTAGCTTTCGCAAGGCCGTGTCAGCAGAAGCCTTGTTACCCAGACTTAGCGCCCTTTCCATTTCTCTTAATAAATCCGCAGATTTGGAATAATTATCCATAGCCTTGGCATAGTCAGGAGCCTGCTGCGCTACAGAATTTTTAATAGAGTCATATACCTGTTTGACAGCGGCATAGGCGGTCCTGTTTTCGGCTGGTAGCCCATCTAGAATTTCACCAACAGATTGCTTGAGTTGATCTAACCCTTCTGGCGTGTGAAATTGCTCTGGGTCAAGCTGTCTCCACTGCTGAACCTTATCGTCTACAGCCTGCAATGCTTTTGCTACAGACTCGTTTTTAATTTGGCCCTTATATGCAGCAAACTTGTTAAACGAATCGCTGAGCGCATTAACTGTGTCATCAAAACTTAGCACTGTTTTGTCTTTCGATACGCCTGCCATGTTTTGTCTGTAGGTTTGTGACGCTTGAGCTCTAATGCTTGCCAGAGCCGCACGGGCCGTGTCAACAATATCGGTAGGGTTAGCTGTGCCGCGCATAGAAGATGTAAACAAAGCGCTCGCCTCACCTCCTTCCTGCCCTGCTCTAAACGCCTGCTTAATCGGTTCAGGCCCAACGCCAGTAAGCCCGCCAGAAAGTCCTGTAACAGCGCTGGCTGCCACAGGGGCGATTGTTCGAGTGGTAGCTGATAGAGGCTCAATTGCCGCCCCTACACTAGACATTTTTTCTCCAACTTTAGACAATGCTGGAACCTTTGATACGACCGCTCCCCCTCCAGTAAGTAGGCTTGCCGCGTCAGCTAGTATTGCGGCAGGATCTTCTGCTACAGCCCTCTTAAATCCCTCCTCGCTGCCGTACTGTCGAACATAATGCTGTGCTACTGCGTCATACACCTCATCACCGCGCTCGTCCCTCCCAAGGGCTTCCACTACACTGTCAGGCACTGCCCTTTGCACTATCCCGCGAGCTAGTTTTTGCAGCCCAGTAAGGGTATCTATTGGGCTGGCCACGGCCTCTACCAAGCCTTCTCCAAGGTTATAAACAGATCCCGGAAAACTAGCCACTCCTGACATTAAGGCCTGTGGCCAAGTTCTTTCTGGCTCTACCTCAGCATCGGGGGTGACTGCCGGTACTGGCTGGCTAGATCGCTGAACCTCCAGCGCCTTCAGGTAAGCATCTTCATCTGAGAGCCTAACGTCAGAGGGAACGATAACCGTCTCGCCATTAATAATTACATCGTACTCATATGCCATTATGGAACAATCCTTTCTGTTACTTGTGTAGAGCCATCCCGAAATTTCGAAAGCTTCTGTTGTTTTTCATAAATTTTGGCTTTTTCCAAATCTATGAGATCTTGCATCTCTGCTGCAGCCTCTTTCATGGCCGCAACATAGTCTTCGTCTGATAGATTGATGTTATTTAGCCTATTGAGCGCGGCTGTAGCTGCCGCGCCTTCGGTTTCGGTAATCTGGCCGCCACCTTTAATAGATTCAAATGCTCGCAGGAAGGTTTGCCCCTTCACCTGATCAATAAAGGATTCGCCTAATGACTGACCTGATGTGAGTGCAGGGAATTTGCCTTGCATGGCACCCACCCTGCTCTGTATAGCATTTAATTTTGCTGGATCTTTTAAAAGCTTAACAAGCTTAGCCCGATGATTCTCCAGCATAGTGACACGATTCTTAGCGTCAACCTCTTCCTCCATCGCGTTTCTTATGTCTACAGTTCCAAACTCTTTCTGGCCTGCTACTGCACTAATATTTTTAGGGATCATTTTTACAACTGAGCCCTGATCATTTATCAACGCAGTTGAGGTTCCCATATCCACTTCGGTTAAGCCTGCTGAGACCGTTGCACCTTCTGGCAAATTAATTCGCTTTATGTTTCCGTAATTAGACGTTACATAGGGTATTACTGTGTCCCCTTCAGTATAGGTTCGCACAGTAGTACCAAAGGTTTCAGCGCCCTTTTGTCCTGCAATTGGCTTAATCTCTTGAGTCACAGTATTTACTGAGTACAAGCTTTCAGGAATAAAGCCTTCCCGTCCTTTTTCTGCAAGTTGAGCGCCTGTCATTGTCACAAAGGTATCTTTGGGAGCTCGCAACGTAGATGTAACGTATGCTTGATAAATAGCGCTTGCGTTATCTGGGTTTGCCTCAATCATATCCGCCACTTGCCGGGCTGTCGGATCATCAGATTTTCGCAGCATCTCTACGGTCTGATTGGCTTGATTCCTCACAGTTCGCAGAGCCATGAGGTCACTAGCACGCTTCTGTAGCTGCGCATTAGGGTTAAGGGTCATCTGGTTAAATGCAGCAGCCAAGCCAGCCATAGTGGCCGGGTCCTTCAGGCCGGTTCTTATGCGGTCCATCATTCCCGGCTTTTGAGCAGGGGGCGGGGGAGGAATTACAGGCTTAGGTGTCATCATAGGCTGTGGAGCAGCGCCTGATCCCATAGGAGATTGACCGCCAAAATTGATCCCCTGCATTAGACCTTCTGCAGATACCGGGACAGAGTTCTGAGCATTTTGAGCACGCTTCTGTCTTTCAAGCGCAATCATTGTCTCTACATCGAAAATACCGTTAGCCATTAGTGCCTCACATTCTACCCATTGATTGGGCTCTCTTAATTAGTTCCATTAGGCCCATATTGTCGCCTGCAGCAGTCAAAGCCTGAACCTGTGGGCTCTGGGCCATTTGTTGGCCAGCTCCTCGCAGAAGCTCCATCTCTGGAACGTCTGTAACCCCAAGACCGGGCATAGCTGCCATGTTGGCGTTAAACTGAGCTAAGTCAAAGCCCATCCCACCTTGACCCATTTGCTCCTGCATAGCACGCATTCCTTCAGGAGACGTTCCTAGATCATTTATGGTGGATGCAATGTTGTCTATGCCGCCACCGGGGGTGGTGTTAGACATTGTTGCGTTGATCTCTAGGTTTTCGATAGGTGCGGCAGGATTCATTCCAGACATTGCTGCAGGATCTATCATATTGCCGCTTTCCATGATCTTGCGCAGCATATCTTCTCTAGTCATATTCATCTTACAAGCCTTGATACAGTTCGTTATATTTAACAGCCAAGTATCCAGATGGAGTCGTAACCGTAAGAGAAGGATCAAATGCCTCTACTTCTTGAGCAATTGCACCCAGAGTCATGCTGTTGCTTAGACCCTTCTCTTTTGCGTCCTCAGTCCATTCCCAAGTATATAGGCCTAGACCATTAGGAAGCTCTCCAACGCGCTCTATGTTCGTTTTAAGGCGCATGTCAGACATACCCATTGCTCCCGCTGCGCTTGCACCTAGTGATAGGTAGTCAAACAGACCGGGCTGGCTGGTAGTGGTTTGCGACTGCGGTATTGGAGACGATCCCAGCGCGTTAGACACATAGCCAATAGTTGATGCTGGCGCTCCGGTGTACCCGGCAAACTGCTGCTTAGCGGCATCAATTAACTGCTGCTGCATCAACTGCTGTACGTTGCCCTGATTCTGCAGGTTCTGCTGTACAGTTTGACCCATACCAAACCCAAGGTTGCCAATGTTGGCAAACTGGTTTGCTGCCTGTAGGCCCATAGCGGCCTGCTGCTGCCCTGCACCTTGATTGGCTAGATCAGCCCTCATGGTGTTGGCAATGTCCTGCTGAGCCATTTGCTGTGCGTTCTGGAAGCCTGCCTGCCTAAGTGCTGCAGATTGCTGCCCAACAGTAGACAATGCTCCTCTGCCCAGCTCACCCATAGCGACTCCGTGACGAGATCCGCCAAAGCCACCAGCCGCGCTCATTTGCGAGCCTAGCTCATTCAGGCCCATTTGCGCAGTGCGCATAACGTCTGCAGCCTGTGCATCTACAACAGATTGAGTGTACGGGTTTTCGTAAGCGGATAAATCAGTGCTTGCCAGTTGGCCAGCCTGTACCTGCATTGGCTCATACATGCCTGCCGCCGCTGTGCCTGCCATACCACCCTGAATGCCCTGCATGGCCATTTGATTGATGTTAGGAGTAGCGGGAGCTCCGCCTGTTGCTGGATTAGCCATTAGCGGTACCTCCCAAGATTAGGTGTTGGCCTGTAAGGTGCAGGAGCCCCACCACCAAACAGTGCATCGTATGCCGCCTGCTGTTGTGGATTGCGTGCCGCCAGCTCTTGCTGAGCCTGTTCAAATATTGGAAATGCCGAATATCCCATCACACCACCACCAAAGTCTTGCGGTGCTGGCATGCCTTCCATGACAGAAGCCGGGGCGTTTAAGCCAAATGCGCTGGCAGCATCAATATTGCTCTGCATGGCAGCCTGCTGTGTGGGGTTAAATGCTGCAAGGTCTGGACCCATGTATGGCTGATAGCCAATCTGCTGAGCAGCCTCTGCACGCGCTAGGTTTCGGATAGTGGGCTCTTTTGCCCAATCTGGAATTGTTGCTTCTGTTGTTTGGCTTCCGCCTTTGCCGCCACTCATCTTATAGCTCCTTAGCTAATGTGGTGAACGACTCAGTCCACCCTTCGTTTTTTAGGACCCTAGACCAGCCTTTGCGGCCAGCTATCGACATTCCGTCACAGCCCTGCGCTTTTGCAAATTGCGCTGCTGAGTCATTCATATCTACAATCTGATCCATCTCACCCCCGGCCAAAAAAACATGAAATATCTTTTTCTTCGGGAACATAATAATTTCTGTAACTGCGCAGCCTTTTTCAGCAGGCCAAAACTGGTATCTCAGAGAGTGGATGCCTTCAACAATGTCGCTCCACTCATGTGTGCCTCCAGAATACTCTAGGGCGGCCTCAATCCAATCCTTACAGCGTTCCAGCTCTTCATTGATACTTGCGGCCATTCTTTAATCCTGTGTCTTATATGGGCTGATTATACCATTATTGGCGTGATCGCGTGATACTGATTCTTGCCGCCTCAGACGCTGGCGCAAAGGCAGTTGCAGCAGAAGCATCGAGCCAAAGGGCAACGTCATCCACCGCGTAGTTAAGCTGAATGTAATCGCCTGCGTTCAAGCTTATCTGGTCTGTTACGGCAAGCAGGGCAAAGGCGTTATTGTTGTGCATTGTCAGACGCTCAGAATGGTCTACGTTGCTGCCATTTACGGATAGCCAGTAGTACACTGTTTTGCTGGCTGCGCTGCTACTCTTTAGCTGTATGTGCCCGGTAATGCTATAAACCCCAGCCTCAACAAAGTCTATCCGGGTGTTATCGGATGCGTTAACAGAGATGCCTCCATTGGTGGTGCTGGAGTTAAATGGTATCTGGTACGCAGTGTTGGCAGCGGTAGCAACTTGGCTGGTGGTGCAGGCTATCTCTCCATACCCGTCAGCTAGGACAATCTGTCTCCACTGGTTGTCTTTGGAGATTACCGGGTAACCTGTCCTATCCCAGAGCAGCACGCCATCCTCATCTGCAGAGTCGCCAGCCACATAAAACGCCAGCTTTGACTTTGTGCGCACCAAGAAGTCATTGAGCCTCTCAGCCCATCTTCGATACTCAGTCCTACCCGCTGCGGGTGGTCTTTCAGACAGACTCATCTTTCTCCACCGGGGGTGACATTGATTCGCATGGTTCCGGCTTTCCAGTCGTTGAGCGCTACGCCAGTAATTCGCATCCTGACCTGCCTACCTTGGAACCGGACCCCTGTGGGATTTAACATGGTAAACGGACCATAGCTAAACTCCTCCGAGGTTGGATAGAATCTGGTTTTAAAAGTCAGCGTAATGTCACCCAGATTGCTTTCATCCGGGATAATCTCGTTGACCTTCATTATCTGCTCGCCATTTCCAATAGAAACTGGTCCACTCTCAACAAACGGCAAAGTAGAGTCGTGATCATAGTTGATTTCATGGTTGTAAACGTCACCATTTGGGGCAAACCAGATGGGGTTAGTAAACACGCCAATATCAACTGCAGATGTACGGGATAGCGTACCGATATTCCAGTGCTGCTCTTTGTAATCGTAGATCACATAGCGGTCATTCTCGTTTGACCCACCGCTGGGATAGAACCACCACAACTCGTTAAACTGGCTATTATCGACACAGGTTACTTTAGACTGCTCCGCCTTGTTTATGTCCTTAAATACATAGTCATGCACATCACAGGGCATCTCGACAACTGCAGAGCCGTTGTAGGCGAAAAACCCGTTGTAGCCCATCCAGAAGGCGCCCTCGTCAATAGCAATAGCGCAACGTCTAGAGATAGCTCCACAGGCTGTACCTACACGCTCAAAACCGTAAACCACCGGAGGACCGCTGTATGCAGCTACATGGGCGTCTGTAGTGGTCAGGATCAGCGTCCTGCCTCGAGTATTAATGCCTAGCTGTATCTCTCCAGAGGTCTGCAGCTCTAGGTCACCAGCCTGATTTAATGCTGTAGGGGTCCAGTCGTTATTATCCTCCCGGTCACACCACTGCACCTTCCGGGGATTGCCTCCTGCAGCAAGAGCGAACAAGAAGCGGTCCTCTGTAACAATAATTCCGTTGTTCCCGGTGGGCGCGTTAGAAAGCACTGCAGCCTTATTTGACGGGTTTAGTGTCCACTGGTAGATCTTGCCGTCACTGTTAGCGCAAGCCACTAGGTACTCGCCCCAGTTGTCTACGGACCACGTTGTAGCCTCTACCCCAATACTGTTGCTGGGACGTTCCACACCAAATAATCCAAGGCCAAAGTAGTATCCGCCAAAGCCAATGTTTGGATCAGAGTCAATGGTGCCAATGGTGTAGCCCACTGGCGTGATGTCTGTTGCTACGCCCACACCGGATATGTGCCAGAGCTTGTTGTAGGTGCCTGCCGCAATGTGAGGGTTAGCGCTGTTATCAATCCACGCTGTTGCACCACGCGCAGGAGCGCCCAGAGTAATATCTGTCGGGCTCGCGCTGTTGACAATGTTCTGTCGTTTCTGCCACCCACCAATAGGACGGATAGCGTTATTTTCCCAGCGTATAAAGTTAGCATCACGCCAGCGATTAGCAGACTCTAGGTCAGTGCCGTGACGATAAACGCCTGCCGGGATCTGTAGGCTAATAAGCGGCATTCTTACTTCCTCATGTTCATTAGTTTGCTTGCACCCTTAATACCAAAGCTGGCACTAATCGCCACAAACAAAAGGTATTGATACCATTCTGGTAAATCATTCAGTGCAGCAAACGCTTGCTCAACTCTATGTATTACCGACATATCATTTACCACTATGGCATACCCAACCATGAAGATGGGCACTGCCAATACAATAGTCCAAAACTCGTCCTTCCAGCTATTGCCAGAAGCATCAGCCATCTTGGCCTCCCAGTCAGCATCATTCTGGATCACGTTCATCTTGGCTTCATGCTTGGCCTTAGACTGCTCGGCCTTGTTCTTTAAAAAGCCGCCAGCAAGATCAGCGATTGGCCCTAGCAATAATTTAAGCATTACAGTATGCCTTTCTCAATTAAGAATAACCCTATTATCAGGGGGTAAATACCCCACAGCATCATTTCGCTTTTCTTGAATCGCTCAGAGCCATCATCCAACCGCTTCTCAATATTAGCGTATCTGATCGCGCATTCTTTTTCATGTCCTTCCAAGCGAATCAGGGCTTCCTTAACTGTTGCCATTGATGGCTCCTAATATTAGTGCAAATACAAAGTAAACTGCACAGCCAAGTACAGCTATCCCAGTGATCTGGATACTATTCCAGAATAACGCCTTGCGCTTCCTATCTTGCAGGTAAATAGTCTTTTCCCTCTGCGCGGCAATAGACCTGCGGAGATCAACGAGTTCCTGATAGCCATCCTTGCCATATTGATACATCAAGAGTTCCCTGAGTTCGCGTTCCATCTGCTGTGTGCGCTTAGTTCTCGCGTATGTCTCCAGCGCCTCTTCATTTACAGACTTGGCAGCAATGATCTTCTTAAACAGGGGAGGGTTATCAGCCCTTCGCCTATGCTCTGACAGGTCACTCACAGCACCATAGAATCGCCCAATCTGTGACAGGGTATCCTCTACTTCTTTGCCAGCAGCTACCATACGCTTGATAGTACCAAACGCATTGACGGCTACCGACATTGCTGTGATCGGGTCGATCATTACCAAGGCACTCCAGCAGTAATCGCTGGTGCTTTGCTGTCTGCAATCTGTGCTGCAATGCTTGCCTCTACAGCGTCAGC